AATAATAATTGTAAATAATAAAATATTTAGTAGAGTTCTTTCTTTTTTATTAACAAAGAATATATACAATATGTATATCACTAATAATAATAAAATATTATGCATAATACCTTCCCATTTTGACCATTCGTAAAATTTTTTTAATATGTTTTGCATTTATAATATATATCTTATATAGAATAAAAAATAATATTAATATGATTAATAAATTAACTATATTTGGTAAATATAATTTGTATAAAATATTATCTATATATTGAATTAATTTAATATAGAAAGGAGCATCGTGTTTATAATGTTCAATATTTTGTTTATTATACTTATCTAAAATATAATTAGCAGTTATTTTACCACTTTCTATGGCACCTTCCATAGACCATATATTTATACTTGTTTTTGTATGAGCACCTGATAAAAATAAATTTACATACTCTGTTTTTTGTAAAGGACGAAATTTTTCATTATAAATATTATTAACCCATTTTTTATTTGTTTGTTCTTGAATACCATTGTTGAAATTCCATTCATACCATATTTCAATATATTCTATATCTTCTTTATTTATATAAAATCCATTATTATCATATATTAATTTTCTAAAACTTTTTGAGCGTAATATTTGATATATAATTTCTTTTTTTAATTTTGCATTATCTAAATGTTCGGCGTTTTTATTAAATATTTTACCCTTTTTCTCAAAATCTATTATTGTTCCACTCCATAACGACTTAATGTTTGGTTTTCGTTTCCAATGTTTCTCTTGTGGATACCAAGTAATATTAAATTCACTATCATTCATAACAAAAGCAATATTATCAATTGGATACTTAATTTCTTTATTTATACCTATACGAAATGATATTTGCTTACTTTTTGTATTCTCGGTTAATGATTTAAAATTATTATATAAACTTTGCATTTTACTATTTCTTAAAATATCTAATGTATTAAATGGATTAATTGATACTATATATTCTTTGGATCGTAATTGTTTAATAATTCCATTTTGTTTAATTTCTACTGAAGTTATATTATTTTTTTTATAATTTATTTTTACCAGTTCTGTATTAGTCAAAATATCAACACCTTTTTCTTTTAAGTGTCTAATCCACGGATCAATCCATACATCGTTTGTAGGACCATTCATAACATGCCAATTATCCGTTGAATGATGGGTGTAATTATTTTCATTTGAAGAATGTGTATGTGTATATTTTTTTTTATTTATTTGCGAAATAACTGGAAAATGAAATAAATGTCCCATAGATAATTCATTTTTATTCATTCCATAACCTGGTCCTGTTACAAAATTAATTATATGATTATATCCATCATTTGATAAATATTTTTTTAAAAATGGTTGTATATTATAAGAATAATAATACTCTCTTCTATTATCGGATAATAAATAATTAATACCTATATAGTATAAAATTATTCTATCTTTAATAGTTAATAATGACTTATAACCGTATTCTTTATCATATAGTAAATGAAAATCTATAGGAATGCTTAAATTATCAAACACATTTGTATCATAATAAGGTATCTCTTTCATTAATTGGAAAGTATTTTTATAAAACGGGGCATAACCTCTCCAAGAGTGTTCTGAAGGAAATAAATTTTTGTTTGTATCACTTCGTACCATTCCACCTAATTCATTATCTTTTTCAATGATTAATATCTTAAACTTTTTTTTAATTAATTCGTGGGCTAATGTTAATCCTGATAAACCACCACCAAAAATAATTATATCATACATTATATTATATATTATATATTATATATAAATAATATGCCTACTCATAAAAGTAATGATTATAAATTATCAGCAGTTAAATACTATTTATCACATTCTAAAAATCAAGTCCATACTTGTAAAATATTCGGTTGTTCTGAAAGAAGTTTAATGAGGTGGGTAGATAAATATAAATCCACTAATAACATTACACGAAAGAAAAGAGATTATACAGCATATAAAATTAGTAATAGTCATATTTCATTTATAAAGCACCAACTTGGGAAAAATAAAACGATTACTATGGATGAGTTATTAACTAAATTAAAAACAAAATATCCAGATTTAACACTATCAAGAGTTCATTTGGGAAGAATTGTTAGAGATATTAATATTACACTAAAACAAACACGATTACGACATGTTCCTAAAACAAGATATAAAAAACCAATTATAATAAAAAATCAAATCAAAGAATTTTATAGTAAAATAAAACAACATAGTTTAAATAATATTATATGCATTGATGAAACTTCATTAAACTCATTTATGATTAGAAGAAAGTGTTATGAAGAATTAGGTAAAAGATGTATTGTTAAAACAGAAAGCCAAGAAGTATTCAAAAAATATACTGGTATATTTGCTATTTCTTCAAAAGGTGTAATCGGTTATGAAGTATATAAAAAAGGAGGTATTGATAGTAATAGGATGGTTGATTTTATTAACAAATTTATTAATGGAAAGTACAAGAATAAATTAATTATTTTAGATAATGCAAGTAGTCATAGAAATCAACTTGTTAAAGATGCAATTAAAAAGGATAATAACTTATTATATGCTGTTCCATATCAACATTATACAAATGCGATTGAAGGATACTTTAATGTATTGAAATCACGATTACAGAAGAAAAAGGGATTAACATATAATGAATTAGTTAATAATGTAAAAGATGTATTGCATGAAATACCAATACATATTTATAAAAATCTAATAAAAGGAGCATATGATAGGAATGAAAAATATGTAAAAAAATCATCAACAAGGAAAAGAAAACCTAAAAAATATTTGAATTAGGTCGGCGTTTTAAATGTTCAAAGGTGTAATAAAAAACACATTATGAAAAAGAATTCTTGAATACTGTAATATTATCAATATCCATTATAAACTTTTTGAACTTTTTATCGATATCTTTATTTGGAAGTTTAAATGATTTAAACTCAGGACGATTTAATTGTGCGTCTGGTGTATGATTATGAACATGTCTGGCTATCATTTTATACAATTTAAAAGAAGGATATCGTTCATCACCGTTTTTCTTATAAAGAATATTTAATCCGTTATCATCCAAACACCATTCATAAATAAGTTTGGAAACAGGATTATCTAAATCTTCTTCTTCGTCTTCAATAAGTTCATCATAAATAGAACATGCTAATCTGCACAAATCAAAACTCATATTTGGTTCTAATCTTGGTTTTGATTCATTGAAATAAGGTTCTGTATTATATTGTGTTGCTGCATCTTGACCTGGTTTAAAACTGTCACTACACATTAATACGTCGTTATACTTGTAAATGCTTCTTCCGAAATCAATAATTTTTGCAATTCTTCCAAATGTTGGCACTTTGTAATAATCACCCTTGTATCGATAATACAAAAACTTCTTGTTTGTTGGAATAAACATAACATTATTTGTATGTAAATCATTGTGTGTAAAGGAAAATATATTTTGATATGTTATTAAAATCATAATAATTTGCATTAAAATAGAAAACCATTCATCATCTGATAGATCATTATTAATCATCAGTTTATCAAGAGTATATTCCATTTTTTCCATAAATACTAATTCAACTGGATAACGGGGTATAGTTGCCATTATAATTTCGTCGCTTTCATCACTTTCAGTTTCCGAACCAGAATCAGAATAATCGTCACTATCTTCATCACTACTTTCATCACCTTTTCTACTACCACTACTTTTACTTGTATGAGAAGTTCTAGATGAACAGTTTGATGATTCATCATCATCGTCACTGTCATTTGGCTTCTCTAATTTGATATTACTTTCATTTGTATCATTGACAACATCAATTACTTGCAAATCAGTTTCTGCCAGTTCATCAAGTGACATTAAATTATTAGTTTCATCATTCAATAACAAATCAGAAGATTCTACATCAAATAGATCATCAAACATATCTTCGTGTATGGATTTAATAGAAGATCCTGATTTTGATCTGTTTCGTTGTTTTTCATTTGTTTCATTGCTTTTATTGGTATCACTTTTCTTTATATTTTTATTTCCACTACTGTGTATTTTAATAATGGGACGATTTCTATACGATCCTTCATCACGTTGTAATTGTGCCACAATTCGTGAATAATCTTCTACATTAAAATCTTTGTTTTTATGTTTATTGAAAAAACTGGATTTCACTAAATATTCTATGTCGTCGTATACATTGACTTTCAAATCTTTTTTAATACCCATACAACAACCATAATATTCAACACCATGAAGAAAATTAAAATGTGTATGTAACAAGTTTGTAAAATATACAAATAAACCATCTACATAACCACTATTGTTGGGATCACATATACTTTCGTGACATTCGGACAAATTAGTTTTTTTTGGAATATTGAATAATCGTGTATCTGTAAAATCTTTACCAATCATATATTTGTATGGATCAACTAACGGAACTACTTTACAAAAAACGTCCGTTGATTTTGATTTGGTAGTTTCAGTAGATTTTAAAATGGCATTAAATATATTTTCTGTTTTCTTGGCCTTTAATTCTACAATATGCCATAAATGGTTCAAATTAATTGTATCATAATTTGTTTCATTGGTATTGAAAAATTTGTCATAAATAGGAACATAGTTTTGAACCTGTTCCATATTCATTAACTCCTGTGATTCCATTGTAGAAAGTAATTTTTCATTTTTTCTTTTAATGTAATTTATTTTCACATTATCTTTACTTTCCGCCATTAATTATACTGGATACTATGAGACTATGAAATATAAATATATGAACCTTTTAACTTATTTTTTTGAAATGCGTTAAAACATTTACAGAAACATCTACTATAAGGTTAAATGACCCTCGAATTAAAAAAATTTGATATGAAAACCATTAGTTTTAAACCAGATGAATCCAAAGGACCTGTTTGTGTTCTTGTTGGAAGACGTGATACTGGTAAAAGTTTTTTGGTAAGGGATTTACTTTTTTATCAACAAGATATACCTGTTGGTGTAGTTATAGCCGGGACTGAAGAAGGAAATGGTTTTTATGGTAAACTTGTGCCTAAATTGTTTATTCATAACGAATATAGGTCTGATATTATTGAAAATATATTAAAAAGACAAAAAAATGTCCTTAAACAAATTAAGAAAGAAGTTGAAACTAGGCGTAGAAGCACGATTGATCCAAGAACGTTTGTTATACTGGATGATTGTTTGTATGATAATACTTGGTCTCGAGACAAGTTAATGAGATTATTGTTTATGAATGGACGTCATTGGAAAATTATGTTAATTATCACTATGCAATATCCACTAGGTATTCCTCCAACACTAAGAACAAATATTGATTTTGTATTTATATTGAGAGAACCATATATCGCTAATCGAAAAAGATTGTATGAAAATTATGCTGGTATGTTTCCCACACTTGAATCTTTTTGTCAAGTAATGGATCAATGCACAGAAAATTATGAGTGTTTGGTTATCAATAACAATTCAAAATCAAACAAATTGAGTGAACAAGTTTTCTGGTATAAAGCAGATGGTCACCGTGATTTTAGACTTGGATCAAAAGAGTTTTGGGAATTATCTAAGAATGTTCCTTCTGATGATGAAGATGAAAAATATGATCCAGCAAATGTCAAGAAAAAGGGTGGTGGACCAAAAATCAATGTGAAAAAGACGAAATGGTAGTATTAATATATGCTAGTGTATCATTGGGAGAATCTACTGGAACACCCTTTACATCTACATGATGTATTAAATTATGATCGTTTCCACCTTCTTTATATTTATCTCCAAAATAATGAATATCATCATAAAAAGGTGTCAAATGTTCCATAACTTGTGTTTTATCACATTCGATAGGATGAATTGCAATACCTACTTGTCCTCCTTCGCATATACATAATTTATCATAAACACCAAGTTCTTTTGCACGATGAATTAAAAGAGACAATAATTCTTTTCTATGATAATTCTTATTGTCAGACTCAATAAATTGTGATCTTTCAGAAATGGTTGCGCTCATACCAACCAAAGAAATATACACAATCCCAGTTCGTAAATCTATAAAATTTCCGGATATTGTATGTTGACACCTAGATAAATAATCTAGACTGATGCGTATAAGAGTTTGTATATGTGGATAAAGTGTATGATGTCTTATATTTTTCACATATACAGGATCTTTTATTTTTTCACCCAATTCATTTGATTTGTAATATACACACCCACTTTCTGAAAAATAATGACTAAACTGAACACCATCAATCTGTCTTTCAATTGTGTCTATTTTCCCCCCTCCAACAATACCAATATCCACACCACTTTTTTGCAGTGTATCCAAAGCTTGTTTCATATCATCTTTCATAATTTGACCAGATTCAGCCAAAGTACCATCAACGTCAAATAAAAATAATTTTCTTTTTACCATACTATGCATAGTTATAGCAGACATATTGTAATATACATAAGTTTATCAAACCTATCTATATTATTTGCTTTTATCATTTTATTGGGATGATTTAATCCTTGTCTTTATCGTCACCATCCTTTGCAAACTCAGATAGTTTACTTAGACCTTTATCAGTATCCTTGTCTGTAACAATATTATCACCTTCAAACAATTCAGAACGAATGTCTGCAACAGAAACAATGTCATTCTTTTCAAGAGCATCCTCTTGTGTGTTTTTGCCTACTGTAATAAGATTACCCTCGTTATCAATATCTTGAGTTAATACCGTGTTTGCCTTTCGTGCGTCTTCAATATTCTTCTCAATTGCTTGACGTTTAGTATCCTTGACACGCTTATCGAATGACTCTTTTGCAAACTCTTGATTCTTATTCTTCTCGTGCATAAGTTGATTAAGTTCATCTTCCATAAACTCAACTCTTCCAGTTTTGTATGCATCTGGTTCCCAAGGCATCCAAAGACCAACAGGGCCAACGTATACATCATGATGAGGGTCGATTTCACGTAACATCTTACAACGAAGTTCTGCTTCATCTTGTGTAGGATAAACACCACGAACTTTCATTCCACGGACAGATGTTTGAAAATTATTTGTTCTGTTGAATTCCTCAGTCAACTTATCTTCGTGGACATCTAGAAAGTTCTTGTAATCACTGTAGAGATCACTCTCTTTTAGGGAATCTATCTCCTCCTTTGCAAACTCTTTAAAGTCATCCAATAATGTTTCACTTGATATGTTAAACTTGTAAGAAACAAAGTTAAGAAACTGATGATACTTCTCCATAGACTTTGACAACTGAAACTGTTTCACAAATTCTTGAAAAAGAAACACATCCTTCTTTTTTAATATAGTTTCAGGAGATACAAAAGACACACATACAAACTTTTGGTTTGCAATAGGTTTATCTTCATCCAAAACATCTACATATTTTTTGTTTGGTGTCTTGTCTGTATTAAGACGTTTTTCAAATGCTGGCTCTTCTTGTTGCGATTGAGACATATACAATATAGTTACTTTCGTATTTAAGTAGTTTTTGAGTCTTCATAAATCTAAGTCAATTATTTAGCAAATTAGTTTTATACACCGTAAAAATAATAATCTAATAAATAATTTTCTCCTTATTAATTATAACAATCATGTTCGACGTGGCCGAATTAGTAAAACGCGTTATTAAGTATCTTGTAGAGGGCGTAATGGTCGCTATAGCCGCTTATGCCATCCCTAAAAAATCCTTAAACATGGAAGAAATTGCTCTTTTAGCTTTGACTGCTGCTGCTACTTTCAGCATTTTGGATACCTATATCCCTAGTATGGGTGTAACCTCCCGTTCTGGTGCAGGATTTGGTATTGGTGCCAACCTAGTAGGATTCCCTGGGGGACTCTAAGATCACATCATGATTCCCAAATATTAAAGAATGTGTAATAAAGTGTAACAATTGATAATATTAACTACTGTAGTAATAATAACTATCAAATTATTATGTATAAATTAATAATAATTTGATGTATGCTAACAAAATTAAACAGTTGCAATAAATTCCCAGTCTAATTCATCACATATTTTTTTCCATATTGTATCTTGTTCAATAAGTTTTTCCCTGTCCTTTAGCATAGGTATGTGTTTAATATACTCTTTTTGATCAAGAAGTTCAAATAATTTGTATAAGACATAATAGTAATGTAAAAAATTCACTCTATAATCAGGACAATGTTTTGCATATGGATATTGTATTTCCATAAAGAAATTGCAAAGGATTTCTTCTAGTTCTTGACTTATGATAACTGGACGAATACCTAATTTGTTCTTGATAAAATTAATGTGTTCATAATACTTGTTATAGCCCAGTTTTTTCAATAAATCTTTGCATTTGTAGTATGTAAGATCTATGATATCAATACGTTCCTTCTTTATTTGAAGTTTCAAATTTTCAATTACTTCATCTGGTATTTGTGTAGTTTCTTTTCCTTGAAATTGAGAAAGAATTTCTTTGAAGTGATTGATTTTTTTATAAGCGTAGAAACATACTTCTTTTGGAGGTTCTTTATAAGATGGTTTATCATTTTCAATAAGATATTTGACACTGTTACTACATTTATTACATATGAGAACCCCTTCATCTTCTATGGGAATAAGTTCTCCTTTCAAACATTTTTGACATACATCAGTTGGATATACGTATTTGTTTACATCGAGAAACTCGTTGTCTATATTGGAAAGGTATTTTTGAATAATATTAGAATTATTCTTTTCAACATCTTGTTTAATATTTTCGACATCGCTATTTATTTTAAAAAACGTTTCTAGTTTCTTTGAATTTTGAGATTCAGATTCTCCTTCTGAAACCTTTTTCTTATTCTCAAAATATTCAAATATATATTCGGAATTATCAAGCATATAATTGATTTTTCTATTTTTTAATCGTGCAACATCTTTTCGTAGATCTTTCTTTTTATCCATTTTATCAAGATATTGTTCCAATTTCGCACCATTTTTTGGAACTGGTTGTTTACGAAGTTTATTGGATAGTTTTCTCTCTTCTTGTTCTAATTCCTTTATTTTTTCTTCATCTTTAGAAAAACTTTCCAACTGTTCACTATGTTTTGAATCAAGAGTAATTGTGCTTTTCTTATCTACTACTATTTTTTTCGTTGTTTTGGGTTTAAAGGTTGGCATTAGAAATTATTAACTTGAAGTAATCTTTATAGAATAAGTGTTTTTTACTTTATTTTGTATTTTCACAAATATATATATTTTACAGTAAAAAATGAAATAAATGATGTAGAAATATTGTAGAATACGCAAATAATATAAATTATAAAATGGATGTCAAATTAATATCAAAACTTACAGGCGACAATATTAAAATGGACAAAAAACTATTCACAAAGATGACATTTATATACAATGCTATTCA